AGGATCACACCAGCAAGCGGGCAGCAGGCTTTACCACTCCCACGCCGAAAGCGTGGGGGGCACGCCAATATCCAGAGGATAGCCGACCAGGCTACGGAGATTGTATGGCACGCTCATGCGATGGTTAAGCACCACGGGCGGGTCAGTGTTGGTGGATTATGCCAGACTTGGCACATTACGCCCGGGGGATCATCCTATCAGCGACTTCGCAATCTACTCCTGTCAGCAGGCTTTACGCTTGCACAGCTTAGCATCGAAGAGAAGGCTCAAACCAAGCCAATTCCAACTGGACCACAGCCCGAACCTGTCGGGGCTGACACCTGTTTTGTCTGTTACGCAGGAGCCTGAATTGATTGATGGAGCAAGTTCAATGCACGAAACCGCCTACCAACTCATCGTGGAGATTGAGGGCGGGAAGTGCTTGCGCGAACTCGGAATCTATCTATCAGTCGAAGATGTCCGGAGAGCCATGAACGCCATCGTGGCCGATCGGCCAAAGGATGTTGTCGCGATAGGCGTAAGGGATGTTCGCGTGTTGTACTGGGGCAAACCAGACAAACCCTACAAATACAGGGTCGAACCAATCACGCCACCACGCCGAAAAATAATTTTCAAAAAACTTCGGAATAACCTTGACGTCTAGGAGTCTAGGATGTATAGTATTGGTGTAGGGAAGAATCAACGGAAACAACAAACGAAAGAGACAAGACAATGACCACAGTAACAAGATCAGCCGTTTCAACCGAAATGGCGATGGAATTGGTTCTAATGCTCACCCTCAAGCGTAATATGCGGGTATCAGTTTATGACGGTGAAGGCACGGTGTTATCGAAATCTACGGATATCGAAGCCATCAAGGCGGCCATGTATTCAACTGACAGCGAAACGCTGACATTCTGGGACAACGAAGGCTTTGGATCGGCATCCGTCAAGCAAGGCTATATGAACCTTGTTCACGACAAAGCTAACGTAGGGCTGGATTGCGTCTCGACGGCATACGGGAAGCCAATAGAGGACGCCTACGACCAGATTCTGGAAGTCGTTAAGAGAATTGACGAATTATGGGACCTCCAGATTTGGCTATCCAGCCGGAACTAAGCAAATAAGCCGAAACGCCTGCGGGCGTCTGGCGGTTTTACCGCCACTGACGAGGCTTTAACCAACCAACGAAAGAGACAAAACCGATGATCGCAGCAACCGCCAAGCCGATGAGCAACAAGCAACGCTCCAAGGATGCACAAAAGACTGATGCGTTTGACCGGAAAATGAAAAACAGCAGATTCTGGAGCGACGAGTGGTACTACGCTCGGTGTCGTTTCAATTACGCCCAAGCGATGAGCAGCTTGAATTTAGCTAGTGAAAGCAAGAACCCAGTGTTTTCTCGGATGTGGATTATGCGTTTTACAAGTGACCGAAAACACTTCATTGAGGCGATCAAAAACCTTAAGGAGTATCCAAAAAAGGTTTTGCCACTTCCAAACTGACCGGCGGACCGGGGCCTTCGGGCCCCAACTTTTAGACCTCAAGACCACAAGGGATCAAACATGGCGGCGAGAATAACGACACCAGCGACAATCAAAGAACAGACAGGAGTAGCTATGGACGTTCCGAAGGACTTGTACAGACGGTTCAAAATCCACTCGGCGACATACGGAATCAGCTTGCAAGCACTTATGGTGCGGGCAATTTGCGACGAAATGGGCGTCAATGCGGCTCCCTATCTCAAAGGGCGGCGGCTCGGGAACAAGAAGTAATTCACCAACGAGAGAGAGAAGACAATGAAGAATCTGAACGAAGCACTGCTCTGTTTTCAAGGCAAATCTGTGAGCGTCCATAAGAACGCCAAGGCGGATCGGTACAAGTATGCCGATATGGCGGCGGTTATGGATGCCGTGATCGAACCATTGACCGCCTGTGGGCTTATCCTCAGGCAACGTACAGTGTTTGATCGGGCGGCGGCAACGACCGTGCTTGTGACGAGTCTGATCCATGTCGCATCGGGCGAATCCGAGACGCAGGAAATACCGCTTTTTATCGACGAAAAGCCTCAAACATTTGGATCCCGCCTGACGTATTTTCGGCGGTATTCAATCCTGACTTTGCTTGGTCTGGCTCCAGAAGACGATGATGGTCAAGCGGCAATGCCACAGAACTCAGGGTACGAACAGCGTTCGGCTCAGGATCGGCGACCCGCTCATCAAGATTACGATGATGGCGGCGGCGACCTAGGCGAATGTGCCGACTGCGGGGCTCCAAAACGCCTGTATAAGAACGGCAAGCCGGGATGCAGCAAATATTGTTGGAAGGACAAGGCACCAGATCAGCCTCGCCAACCAGCAAGGCGGACACCAGCCGCCAGAGATGACAGAGACGACAGGTACGACGAAAACGGAACCCCATTCTGACCTAAGCACGGAGGAGGAGTAAGAACATGCTTGTACTGTCACGGAAGGCTCGCGAGAAGATCGTCATCCACGAGAACGGTCGATTAATCGCAACGATCAACATTGTAGATTTACGGGGCGATAAAGCCAGGATCGGAATTGACGCCGACCCGGGCATCGCGATTGATCGCGAAGAAGTTTATCTCGCAAAAACCCGAAAGGCCGAAAGCCTTGAACAAACGCAAACTCTTGACCTCTAAAGGTCAAAACAAAAAATTGAACCGCCGGGGAGACAAACCCGGCGGTTACTTACCAACGAGAGACAAGACAACCAAGGGCCTCGATCAAGAAAGTCCGGGAGAGACGAAACAAGATCGAAGAGGCATAACGCCACTTGCCCGCAGCATCATCAATACCATTGTTGTCTGGTTGACCAAGTAAGTCAAGCGGGCAAACGAAAGAAGGCTGGAATGAAGGACGATCAGGGTGGGCGATACGTTGCGATACCGATGGACATATTTGGGAGAGTCGAAAATGTGGTTGACGCCGTAATTTACGGCTACATTGCAGGCTGGGAGAATTCCACTAAGCGGGCGAAAGTTGCGTTACATGCGGGCCGAGAGCGTATCGCAAAGGATTTAAAGATCGAAGCCAAAACCGTTACGCGGTCTTTGCAACGACTCGAAAAAATCGGTTTGGTGGCCTACAAAAGGTATCCGAGAGGCATCTGGGTCACAACCAGAACCGATATAATCAGGGCTTGGCAACAGGCGAAAACGATAGGACAAAATGTCCCATCACAAAACGAAGTGATAGGACAAAATGTCCTATCTACCAGATGGGACAAAAAGTCCTATCACGATGGACAAAATGTCCTATCTAATAATATATCCCCTCTTCCTTCGGAAGGTATTATAACCCCGCAAGTAGCCTACGGCGGCGGGCCTGAACCGTTCGAAACCGTATCAGACGCAATCCTGCCCGCATCAAAGCCAACCATCATCCCTGATTCCCTCAAGGGGCTCGCCATTCAAGCCGGGCCGATCGCCGAACGATGGCTCTACGCTCACATCTCAAGCGGAACAGCGGCGGACGATTGGAGACTATTGGCGGTGTTAAGGGAAGTGGCGGCGATGGCCAGTACGATTCGCAGCCCGAAAATCCTCGAACTCAAGTTTAACGACCTTCCAGACGAGAAACCCGCACCCGTAAAGCCGGAACGGATTACGACAAAAGATGGCAAGCGGGTCAAGATCAACGGTGAATGGCTTGACGCCGCAAGACCATATCCTAATCAACCGCCATTAAGACCTTCTGCCGTTCCGTTAGCGGTCGTGCTCGGCAACGAGTCGATAGTTCTAACGCCGGAAGACGCCAGATCGAAGAAGGAGGCGGCAGACGTCAAGCAGAAGAAAGTCAACGAACAGAACGCCAAACGCGAAGAGGAGCGGATAATCGCTTACCAACTGTCGGAACGTCGAAAGAAGCGGACAAACGAGTTACTGGCACAAGGCAAATCCCTGATGTTTGCGGCGGATATATGCCGCACTGAAGGGCTTATGGCGGAGACACTCGACCGATGAATTACCAGACGACAACTTGCGGGATGTGCGATGGGCGGGGCACGATCATGGCCCCACAGATGACAAGATCGCCAGTAGGAGGATCATACCGACTGACAAACCGAGCCTTTCGCTGCTCATGCTATTCGGGCCAAAGATATTTAGGAACACAACTTGCAGACGAGGAGGTCGAACGGCACGGAATCGAACAGGTTCAGGAATCAATCAGCAAGACGATTGAATGGTACAGACGCCTTGGTCTGGACTTCGAAAATGACGACCAAGATGTTTTGCTTGATGCCGCAAGAGCACATTTTCGTGGATATGCCACCGAAAAATTGTTTCGGAATGTCTCACAAAGGGACCCTAATACGGAATGTATTTACGCAGGACTAAAAACAATCCGCCAATAAAAGCGATTTACTTCTTGACCTCAAGACCACAAGCTATTACTATTCGCAGGTCAACAACAATAAAACAACAGTGAAGGAACACCCAAATGGAAGAGCGTCACGAGCTTTATGTGACATGGGTCGTCGAAACCCGAATGAACGAATTCGCGAGTCGGGGCATACCAGCCGATTGGGACTGTGTCAAAATCCAAGCCCGCCGGGAAGTCCGGACGGCAATTGAGCAGGGCAAATGGCCAGGACTATTGCTTAAAGCAGGTGCAGACTTGATGGAAGACGAATGAAAACGCCAGCCAAACCAAGGCCATTGACGACAAGGCAAATGCTTTGTGCCAAGATCATCCTCGATTACCACTCGAATAACGGGTATTGGCCTCTGCTTAGCGATGTGGCCGAAGCGATGGGTGGTATTAATCGTTCGGGTGTCGCGGGCCACCTCAAGGCGTTAAAGACGAAACAGATCTTAGAATCAGTTGCGTCAAGAGCCTTCAAGATTTTGCCCCTATGCACAGAAGTGTTTAGCCCAATGAAAGGCGAAAAGCATGTATCAAGTGGGCGACGAAGTCCGGGACAACTCAGTCCCAAACTCAAGCCAAAGCGGGCGAATCGTGTCGATAAAAACAAAGCGGGAGAATAACAGGACGAGGCAATTTTTAATTTGGGTCAAATACCCATTTTTAGATGCACATGTCGTTTACAAGGACTATCAAGGACTGATGGTGGTGCGAGAAGCAATCACAGCCAACGGGAGTAATTGGGATGTCGAGTGATACGATAGAAGCAAAAACCGAAATAGTTGCGCTCAACGGGATAAGCCCGGCCGAGTTATTCGCAAGCCCGGATAAAATCAACGAAATACTGGTTCGCATAAATGACGAAGCCAGAAAGCTGCCGGGGGATCAAGATCTTTCGGTGGCCAGAAACAGATCAGCAATCGTTTCGACCGCCTTTAAAGTGGTCCGAAGCAAAACATTCCTCGATGACATCGGTAAAACGCTTGTGGCCGATCTCAAGGCTCAGACAACCGCAATCGATGGCGAACGTCGAAGGATACGGACAGCCCTTGATACGCTCAGAGACGAGATACGCGAACCGCTTGAAGCGTGGGAGAAGCAGGAACAAACCCGGAAGGCCGGACACGAAACCGCGATTAGGACAATACGCGCTTTCGGGCAATTGTTAAAACCAACAGCCGAAGCAATTCAACTGGATTTAGACAAGGCCGAAAGCATCTACAAAGGCCGGGACTGGGAAGAATACTATCCTGACGCTTTTGAAGCATTCAAAGAGCTCACCAAGTTGTGCCGGGCGGAACTCGACAAAATGGCATTACAGGCGGGTATTCAGGCCGAACGGGCCAGAATGCTAGCCGAAATCGAGGTCGAACGGGCCAAGTTAAAGGCTGAACGTGACGAGATCAACCGGACAAAGGCGGAGATGGCGGCAGCAAACGCTCCAAGCCCGGTTGAATCAACCCCGGTCGAACCCGAATTGACACCGACGATTACTGTCAACAGTAAATCGACAACCTATACAGAGCTCAACGAATCGACCTTCCTGCTGATGGCTCACGCTATCAAAACCCTTGTATTGCTATTGGATAAGCACGTCATCCACGAACTGCCGACTGCTGATTCAATGATTATTGCCAAGGCAACTGAGCTTCGCCAAATTGCTCTGGCCGAAGCCAAACGGGCTGGAATCCTGACCGAAATTGTTTGAAGCAAGGCGGGCTCTTTGAACAGTCCACCCGCCAAGCGGAGTCAGCAGAAGGATCTCCCGCCACGGATGGCAGGCTCCAAGGGTAAGCCATGCGAAAACCACAAACAGGGCGATATATTCCGGCTCCAATCGTCCATCATCCATCCGGAATGAACAGCATCTTTCACGGCAGAGCAATTCGCGATTTGTCGCCACTTGACCATATCAGCCGTGTCGCAGACAAATGGGTCAATCTGGCGGACAGCGAAATACTCGAAATCGTCAAAATCCAGAGGCAACAAAAGGACTTAGGAGTCACGCAAAATGAAATCGAACAACGTCTACGAGTATCAAAAGGCTTTAAAACAGCGTGTGCGGATGTACGAGGAATTCGTTGAAAAGCGAGGGAAAATACCGACAGACAAGCAGATTTGTGCTATGCCAACCCCACCTGACGACTTGGTCAACGCATTCAAACAGGGAACAATTGTTTATGGAACCCTGAAATGCCAGCACCAAATCAGCGAAATGTACGCTGTCCATGCTCGCAGGATCAAGCAGGAAAAGACCAAAGAGCGATTGAGGGACCACGAACGGAATATGCGTTTAGCCTCATTCGCGACCAACGCAGCAAACAGCACCTACAAACTTAAAACCGAGGGGAGATAACATGCTGGCGCGATTACCGAAACGACTCGCACGTTTCGACACAATTACAGATGCATTCAATTCAGGTGATCTTGACGAATTAATCAAGGCGGTAACAACCAACCTTGAGAACCACAAAAGCCTGATAAAAGGGCTCGATGAAAGCCGGGCAAGATATCACCCGGAATATACCGCACTAAAAGATTACCTGTGGGCACTTCAAACCATGGCGAACCTCGAAGAGGAAACGGAACAATCATGAAACAATGGCTCCTGACCACCCCAAAACGCTGGGCTACGATTCTCGGCCCAGACCCAGAGCACGGTTATTTTGAAGCGATGCTCGGAACAAACAGCAAAGACGAAAACGCGCCCGGATTTATCTTGATGTCAGTCTGGCAGACGGCGACAAGGTTCAAAACATTCGACGAAGCCAAAAAGCATTGCGAAACCCGGCTTAGCCAAGAGGACAAGGAATGAACATTCATTACCTAGAACTGGCAGGATGGCTAACAAGCGACGATTTGCTAGCCTTTGTGCTGGACGAATTACACCAAACCAGCAACGGACATCGGGGCTTGAAGCGGTCCGACCTCTGGAAAGAAACAATCCTGAAATCAGCCGCAGGAAGGAGGGACGCGAGTGTACAAAACGCAACCAAGACAAAGAGCAAGAGTCAAACCAAAGCCTGAACTGCCGAAAGATATCGACAGCAAGCACGAACTGGCTTATCTGAGGATACTTGAAGAGCGACACCGATTAAAAGAAATCCAAGCCTATTACCTCAAGCCGGGAAGCCTCAGAACAGGCACAGGCGTGCGATACGAACCGGACTTCCTGGTCATCACAAATCAGGGATATGTCGAATATCATGAAGTTAAAGGGGCAACCCGTTTCGCCTCCAAAGGGATCGCCAAACTGAAGATGGTGGCACATCTTTTTTCAGACTTTGCCTTTGTGCTTGTGCGTGGGCTCGAAGGTAAACAAGTTGTGCCGGGCGGCAAGACGGTTAAAGTCGTCACGTTTGAATACGAAGACATCTCGTGAACAAACGAGAACTTCAGGCGTTTACTGACGCCGTGCGACAATCCGAACACGAAGACTTGTCGGCCTGATAAAACTTGACATTTAGACGCCTATACAAGTATATATGTACCAACAAGGTAACACCTGAGAGGATACCACATGGCATTGAAAACGCTTGCGATCAAACTGGATTCAGTCTCGCCGGACCCCGCAAACGTCCGAAGACACCCCGAAGACAACATCCAATCCATCATGGCTAGCCTGAGGGCTTTTGGGCAGCAAACCCCAATCGTTGTTGATGCCCGGAACATCATCCTTAAAGGCAACGGCACCTACGAAGCAGCCAGGCGTCTGGGATGGGACAAGATTGATGCCGTACGATCTACGTTAGACGGATCGTCCGCCGTTGCTTACGCGATTGCGGACAACCGCACGGCCGAAAAAGCGGAATGGGATAACGTAGCTCTCGGCAAAACCTTACGCGAACTCGAAAGCTCGCTTGATTCAATCGAAATCACAGGTTTTACTTCGAAAGAAATCGACAGATTGCTTGATGACGCAGCAAGCCAGATGCTTCAGGACTCCGTGTTAGCGAGGGATGAAGACGACGACGAAACCGACGACGAAGAAGAACGCAACGAAACAGAGGAAGAAGCACCTGACGTATTTGGCGTCAGGACGCTTGTTCTTGCCTACACCGGATCCGAGTTTGAAGAAGCGCTGTCAATCATAAACGCGCTGAAATCCAAAGACGTCTCTGTCACGAGTGGTATTGCGGTATTACGAGCCTTAAGGAGCTATGCACAACATGTCTGACGAATTCTTGGTGATTGAGTCCGGACAAATAACCGAAGGCGGGGACCCAAAACACCCATGCCTAGGCTGTTTGACTACAGGGTGGGACAAGACGTCCGAAGTGGTTAAAGGCGACACAGCGTATGTATACGCTTTCAACGCAACGGTCTTGGTGAGCACGCCAACCCGCCGCCATGCTATCCGCCCGGGCGAATACGGACGTTTTGCCGGGCCCGCAAAATTCACAAACACGAACGTGACAGAAGAAAACGGCGGGCATTTTCTCGCCGTCAAAAACAACCATTCAGGCACAACGCTCAAGGGTGGGCCAATCGAGCAAACGGGTAGGCTACGCTACATTGACGGATGCACCGACTCATTGCTTTTGCCACCTGACAAATACGGCGACCCGTGTTTAAACCACCTTCACTTCCCGCAAGGGATTGACCAGACGATGCATATCCACCCATCAGCAAGGATCGGCATCGTTGCCCGAGGTCGTGGTGTAGCAATCACGCCAGATAACGAATATGCGTTAATTCCGGGCCTCGCTTTCGTCATCACGCCTGACGGTCTTCACCGATTCAGAACAGAAGGCGAAACCATGGACGTGATCGCATTTCACCCCGAAAGCGATTTTGGCCCGCAAGATGACGACCACCCGATGGTCAACCGGACAATCGTAGACGGTGTATCGGCGGCAAAGATCAAAAGCATCAGAACTATTTGAATGCAAAACTTGGCGGCAACCGCAAAACTAAACAGTTGCGGTTGCGGTCAAATGAGACAAGGCGATTAACAGTGGCTGACTTGTTCAAAACGCTTCCGTATGACGTCTGGACGGCGGCAAAATATCGGGTCCGTGTTGCTTACGAGACTTACGATAATGTTGTCGTTTCGTTTTCAGGCGGCAAGGACTCAACAGCAGCACTTCAGGCGACAATAGCTACGGCAAAGGAACTAAGACGGTTGCCCGTTGAAGTCCATTTTTACGATGAAGAAGCGATACCGCCCGAAACAGTCGAGTACGTCGAAAGGGTCAGAAAGCTGCCCGAAGTATGTCTGAAATGGTTCTGCCTGCCTTTGAAGGCTCGGAACGCTTGTTCGGCGACATCGCCTGACTGGTATCCATTTCACCCTGACGAAAAAGATATTTGGGTGCGACCTCTACCCGCAAACGTCATCACAAAACATCCCGACTTTCGAATGGGGATGGAGATCGCCTATTTTTCGGCACTCATGCTAGCAAAACGGGCTGAATCGACTGCGTTGGTTATGGGTATCAGAATGCAAGAGTCGATTACACGGCTGCGGGCTATCCAGCACAAATCGGATTCTGAACGCGCTTTTTTTTCGCCATCAGATAAACATAAAAACGTAGTGAAGTGTTATCCGGTGTACGATTGGCTTGCGGATGATATCTGGACGGCTCCGCAACGGTTTGGATGGGATTATAACAAGGCTTACGATGTCATGCAGAAATCAGGTTTATCTATCGTATCGCAACGATGCTCACCAGCATTTGGCGAACAGCCAATACGAGGATTGCACAGGTATGCGACATGTTGGCCAGATCTATGGGAACGAATGATCCACCGAGTGCCTGGAGCCGCGACAGCAGCCCGATACGCCAACACGGAACTTTACACAGGCTTCGGCGCAAAAGAATCAGACGTTTCATGGAAGGCTAAATTCGAAATCGGTTTTGCTCGATTGACGCCTGATTCAAGAGACGAAGTCCGGGATGCTATACGAAAGGTAATCAGCATCCACAATAATTACACGCCTGATGTAATGCCTGACCACGAACCACATCCCGAAACCTCGATGTGCTGGCGAAAACTCTACAAAATTGTTTTGGCTGGCGGAAACAAGTTTGGCCGCCAAGAGCAGAAGGCAACTAAAGATATCCTGAATCACAGAATCAAACTGGAAGAAGGCGGCAAATGAAAATAGGAACTGACAATCAACCAATCGGCAAAGTCGTTTGGATAGACAGATCGAAACTCAAAGCGAACGATTACAACCCGAATCGTCAATTCGGACCGGAACACGAACTCTTAAAACGCTCGATCATCGAAGACGGATGGACGCAACCGCTTGTTGTCCACGCAGGAACGAGAGTGATTATTGACGGCGAACATCGTTGGAAAGCGTCAGATGATCCGAGGATCAGAGAGATGACGGGATCGCTCGTCCCGGTCGTGTTTGTCGAGGCTTCACGATCACACGCACAATACTCAACTATTCGTCACAACCGCGCACGGGGCCAACACGGGGTACGTCCGATGGGCGATATCGTCGTGGAGTTAATCAAAGCCGGAAAGTCGGTGAAGGATATCAAAATCCAACTCGGCATGGAAACCGAGGAGATTGCGCGGCTTGCAGAAAGCCGAGGATTACCAGTTTTGATTGGAGAAGACAGGGAACTGGCAAAAGCACGAATACCAAAGAAGTGGACACCTTACAGCAAACGAAAATCCGTTATAGCCGAGAAGGCAAAAAAAACCAAGGCAGAGCCATGACTCCGGCCAACCCATACCCATTATGGATAGAAGCAGTCAAGAAGACAACACTGAACAGAGTAGATAAATGACCAATACGACTCCAGATACCCCCCCCGAAAAAGGGGAAAGGGGCGAAAGCGAGACAGAACTTTATGATCTTACCAAACGCTCTGCTATCAAGATGGTTCAAAAGGCACTCAATCAGCGATGGAACATTCCTGACAAACTTTTAGAGGCCTTACCTCTTATGCTTGTTCAGGAACTCAACAAGACCACCGTAGTGCGTAATAAGATAGCCCTTACGCGATTGCTAGTAACAATGGCGAGCGAGAATCGGGCAACCGCTCACATGGGGCTCCAAGCCGTACAGGGACCTTCAGCAGCGGTTTCTGTTATTGTGAATGGTGCGGAAGGCGTCACAGTGGATCAAAAGCTATCTGTCGAGGATATTACGGGTGTTATCAACGAACTACGAGTACTTGGCATCGTTGATATGCAAAACCCAGAACCTCAAATACTCGCTTCACAAGCCGAGTAAAAAACAGAGAGCCTTTCTGGCGTTAGCAAGAACAGGCCAATATCGCGAGATATTTTACGGAGGGGCAGGCGGGGGCGGCAAATCAGACGCCCTTCTTATGCTGGCTCTTCAGGATGATTGGCTTCAGGATTCAGACTATTCTGCTTTGATACTTCGGAAGACTTTCGTCGATCTCAATCAGCCGGAAGGGATTCTGAACCGCGCTCAAGAGTGGTTGTTCGGTCGAGAAGGCGTGACATGGCAGGCACAGCACAACCGCTTCCAGTTCGACACTGGGGCGGTTCTTCAGTTCGGGCACTGCAACGGACCCAAGGATCATCTTAAGTACAGAGGCGGCAAGTACAACATCGTATGCTGGGACGAGTTGACCGACTTCCCTGAAGAGCAGTACACGTTCCTGTTCAGCCGTCAGAGACGACCGCTCGGCTCGACATTGCCGCTACTGACAGCGGCGGCATCAAACCCCGGCGGAACAGGTCACGCTTGGGTCCGATCACGATTCGTCAAATCCCAAGCGACTGGGCGTTTTTTTATTCCAGCCTCTTATTTAGACAATCCCCACCTTGACCAAAAGGCTTACGGTGAAACGCTTGACAATCTGCTGCCGACCGAACGGGCCCGGATCAAGCACGGTGACTGGGACGTTCTCGACGGTTCAGCTTTGTTTGATCGCAGATGGTTCAAAATCGTCAATCAATTGCCGGAAGGGCCGAGGTTAAGCGTGCGGTCGTGGGATACAGCGGCAACGCCCGGCGGCGGCGATTACTCGGTTGGACTACGAATACACAAGATCGAAGAAGAGTATTTCATTGATTCAATTGTCCGGGGCCAATACGGGCCATCAGATTTAGATAGGATCCAACGCGAAACAGCCGAATCTGATGGCGAGGACGTCATCATCTTGCTCGAGCGGGAACCGGGCAGTGCCGGAAAACGGGTCAACCAGTTTATGCGTCAACAACTTGAAGGCTACATTGTTTTTGAAGAATCAGCATCAGGCGACAAATACTTCCGTGCTACACCAGCCGCAAGGGCGGCGTCGAATGACAAAATCCGGCTTGTCAAAGGCTCGCACATAACCGCCTTCATGGACGAAGTGCCTGCCTTTACGGGCAAAGATGGTGTTGACGCCCATGATGACATCGTTGATGCGATGAGTCTCGGCTTCAATTATCTATCAAGACGAGTCGGAATGTCGTTAGTATAACGATAGGGATACACACCTCAAGGGGGCTAAAAGATGGCGAACATTCCGAACATGCTTGGTCGTGCGGTAAACTCAATCGGCACATGGGCATCGGCACCAGCAAGGTTCCTGTTCTCAGGCCGGGGCGGCGGGGGCGGATTCTACGCGATTAGAGCGGCCCAAATTCCATCGGCACGCTTCAATTGGATCCAAGAAGCAGGCGATTTCAGGCAAAACCCGGTCGTGGCTTTAGGTCTCGATTGGATCACACGCAACGCCACATCGGTTCCCTTGGAACTTTGGATCAAAACAAAGTATGGTGAAGCCGTGCAACTTGAAGGGCACCCGCTTCTCGACTTGATTAAGAACCCCAACCCGATATATTCAGGCCATGCCTTACTTTCGGCAACCATCATTGATACGCTTTGTGTCGGCAATGGATACTGGGCAATCGTTCCAAACGCAGGCGGGCGGGTGGCTGAACTTTATTGGCTTGATGGTCGATACATGGCACCGGACTTCCCCACTGACGGTTCGGTTTATCTGAATGCTTGGAAGTATATACCAGCAAGCACCGGACGTCCGGAAATTTTCGATCCAGCACAAATTGTCGAATTCAAAAAAGGGATTGATCCTTGGAACGACCGCCTTGGATACTCGCCTCTGCTGGCTTGCTGCCGGGAAGTGGCGTTAATCAATATGATCTCAGGTTATACCGCAAGCATCCTGAAAAACGTGGGTGTAACCAATATGGTTATTTCACCAACTGGCGAAAACGCACTCAACAAGACTCAGGCGGAAACGCTCAAACAATCAATCATGCAGTCAATCGGATTGGATCGGCAAGGCCAACCGCTTATCCTGACATCTCCCGCTTTAGTCGAATCAATCGGCACGAAACCCGCCGAAATGATGCTTCCAAACGTAGACGGAACCGCTGTCGCACGCATCTGTTCGGCGATGGGCGTTTCGCCGATGGTTCTTGGCCTACCAGATGAGGGCAAGACATATGCCAACTACAGAGAGGCTCAGCGGGCGGCATGGATGAATTCAATTATTCCATTCCATGAACTTCTGTCAACCTCAATCGAAAAGCAGTTGCTCAGGCTTTACGACCCATCCGGGCGGATGTATTTGAAGTGGAACTACGCAAACGTCGAAGCTTTGTCAGAAGATCACGAACAGCTTGCATCCAAGGCGACAATGCTGTTCAAGGAGAATATCATCACTCGAAACGAAGCGAGAATGATGGTGGGTCTCGAGGAGATCGAATGTGGCGACCTGTTCGCAGCGGATGTGACAAAAGCCCAACCAGCACCAATGATGGGGAACGGAGGATACGATGGCAAACAGCCTAATGAGTCCGAAGAGGAAGACGAAACAACCGAAGAAGCGGCAAACGCCGAAGCCGAAACCGCCTAAACAACTCATTCCCCGCGAATACGAGAACCAGCTTTTCCTGCCGATCCAAGCCCTATGTCTGGAATATTGGCGGGCAATCAAGCCGATCTACGCCGAAAAGATCAGGGTAGCAATGGGGCCAGTGCAAAAGCGGGCTCCAAAGGTTACAGGCACGTTTTTCGAGATACGCGAAAATAAGCATGTCAAACGGTTTATAGCCAAGTTTACGGCTCAAATCGACCAATCTGCACGGACCGCTACGGTGCGATACGGCTTGGAGCCCGCTGACGAATGGTCAATCACGAATCAATCGGTTTACGAACAGATTACCGACAGCCTTGTCGGTCTGTGCCAGACGACCATAGATGAGCTTACAGCGACAACGGGGAAGGCTTACGATCAAATACTGGCTGAACTCAGGCAGGAGATTCTGGACAATCAGAAGAGCGGGCAAACCATTCTGTCTTTGACCCAAAAACTCGAAAAGTTTTTCAGCACCGATTCAGCATGGCGGGCTCGCAGGATCGCTCACACCGAATCGGCACGGTCGAACAACATCGGATACATCGAAGGGGTGGCCGACTTTGAGGAGGTTCTAGGCTTTGAATGGTGTCTGTCATCAGATGCGTGCGAACTATGCCATGCTGTCGGGCTTGACAAGGAAGGTCTTCCAAGGCAAATCGCAAAAGGCTCAAACTTTGCCATCAACATGAGCGGAAACGCAAGTTATTCACAGATCAGATGTCCGCCTCTGCATCCGAATTGCCGATGTGCCGTGAACCCAGTATTAGATTTCGAAGAGACCCGTTTCGCGACACCAACACGAATTGAAGCGGGTAAAATCACAGTACAATCCGTGACTCCAAGGGCAAGTCCGCCGCTAATTGACTTGACGACCCAAGGAAGCCTACGGTTAGAAGTCGATGAATGACGACTTGCTAGCGAGCAGCCCGAATTGTAACATACTCAATATCGACAAGGCCAAAACCGCAACCAAGGGACCAACCAGTGAAGATATACTTAGACCTCAAGAGGTCAAGCAATACAGGCGGTTTTGAAGGATATGGGTCCGTATTCTGGAATATTGACAAGCACGGCGATGTGATCTTGCCCGGTGCATTTCGGGACTCATTGCCGAAATTCCTTGACGAGGGCTTTATGGGCGGAGTTGGGCACGACCATGATCGACCCGCCGGAAGGTTCGTGAAAGCCTATGAAGATGATCGGGGCCTATTCGTCGAAGGGAAGTTTAGTGACGTGACTTCCGGCAAGGAAGCCCGCATCCTCTTGATGGATCGTGTCGTACAAAAGCTCTCGGTCGGACTGGATCGCGAAGGGCTTGAAACAAGCCAGGTCACGGCGGGCCAACTCAAGGCTATGTGGCAGAAGGCTGGATACAAACCAACCGCTGACGATGATCGCAGGCTAAAGGGACGCAAATCAATCCGGCTTATCCACCGAGCAAGTCTTAAGGAAGTATCACCGGTGACTATACCAGCAAACGACGAAGCGAGAATACTGGCAGTCAAGAAGTTAAGCGAAAACCATGAAGATCTTCCAGAAGCCTTTGTCAGTTTTGTTGCGAAGGCAAGAAGGATATTTTGGGGGATCGCACGCCTAGACATCAAAGCCGGAAGAGTCTTGTCCGGCAAGAACGAAATGAAACTCCGGGCTATGGTTGAAGTCCTGACATCCATCACAGACGAGATGAACAATCTGCTGATGCTCGTATCTCAGGCCCCTGCTGAAGGTAGTGAGGAAGCAACGGAAGAAGAAGAGGAAGAAGGAGAAGAAGGAGAAGAAGAAGGATTCGCAAAGCCCGCAGGTAAACCAAACGGCGATAAGGCTAAGCCGGAAGCGGGCCAAGGCGACCCGAAAGATAAGCCGAAGGGTAAACCTTCTGACTCTGAGGAATCAGAAGAAGATCAAGCCTTTGCAAGGCAGCGGGGTAAGACGAAAAAGTCGTTTGACCAATTCGAAGAGAAGGAATCACTTAGCCAATTTGAAAACGACCGATTCAGGGACGAAGCACTCAAACTTATGCTAATGGGGGCAATATGAGCGCGGCGTATTTCCTCATTAACGACATCGAAAAGGGTGCGGACTGGTCTCTATACATCACGTTTCAAGAAGTAGACGGAACGGCCACCAACCTGACAGGATGCTCTTTGCGAATGAAGATAAAAACGGATTTCACCAGCAATAACGGTACAACCATCGCCAATCTGACGTCAGCAACAGGAGAGATCACAATACTGTCGGCAATTAATGGCACAACAGTGATTGCGATGCCTTCGTCCCAGACATCAAACTTGACCGCCGGAAACTATGTGTATGACTTGAAACTCATTACTACGACCGGCGCGGTTGAATATGAAATAAGGGGTGGGGCGACAATCTTACAGAGTGTGACCGAATGAGTATTGCAATTGTCGTCCGGAAATCCAGTAGCAACACAATCACCATCGTCAGATCGGGAACCGTCACGATCATTGGCGGATCGTCAGTGCCTGCCACGACTTCCACTTTGGGTGGGATTATTGTTGGGGCTAATTTGGCGATACTGGCAAACGGGCTATTATCAGCCACGGGCGGTGGTGGATCGGCTACAAGTAATTTACCCTGGTCGAATATCACCAGCAAACCAACATTCGCCAATGTCGCTACCAGTGGACTCTACAGCGACCTGACTGGCACGCCTAATCTGGGTGTTTATCTCACGATCACAGCGGCCAATGCGACTTACTCCGCTTTGGGCCACACTCACGCATTCGGCACGCTCACGGGCCTGCCAAACACGCTGGCCGGGTACAATATCACTGACGGGCTGACAGCGGCAACAGCGGCATCAACTTACGCTTTGCAAGCCACGATCATCACAGCCGGTACAGGCTTGACGGGCGGCGGATCACTGTCAACAGGCCGAACGCTGGCACTTGCCACAAGCGGTGCCACGGCGGGTGTCTACGGATCGGCAACGGTGGTGCCGGTGGTCACGGTGGATGTCTATGGGCGGATCACTGCGGCATCAAATACCACGATTGCAATTGCATCCGGCCAAGTCAGTGGCCTCGCTACATCAGCCACAACAGACACCACCAACGCCAATAACGTCACGAGTGGCACGCTCGCCAACGCTCGCTTGGGCGTCTCAAATAGCACCCTGACCTATGCGGCAAACACAACATGGTCAGCGGATTACCTCAAGGTTGCAACATTACCGCTCTCCGGCGCATGCAATTTGACGATATCAGGACTGTCAGCGGGCGGGACTTACAATCTGATCGTCAAGCAAGATGCGACCGGATCGCGAATTGTGACATATGCGACGGCCGTCAAGTGGTCTGCGGGTGCTGCTCCAACGCTTTCG